TTTTTCATTACAGGAAGATAGAATCCATCTCTCCATTCTTCGTATGAATTATATCTGCTCCATGATTGGTCTTCTTCATACTTACTACCTTCTGCATATCGTTCAGTAGCAAAATATGGTGGAGAACTAAACATGATATCAATATCATTCGGAATTTCATCCCACGGCAAATCCTCTGCCGGTGATCTATAACTTTTTACTTTCTTTTTTCCTTCAACTGAAAACCAATTATCTCCAAATTCGGATTTAGGTTTCTCTGTGCCTAACCATTGATTATATTGAACTGCCATCTTGTGGTAGGTTTCATGTAAATCACCATTCGGGTCCATTCCATAATATTCATCAGCATTAGAAGCAAAGAATCCCGTCATACGATCACCCCAACCTGAACTTGTGTCGAGTACCTTTTTCGATTTGGTAAAATCATAAAAAGCTTTGGCAACGGATGGTTTGAATTGAGTAGCAAAATATGCACCTACACGTATACCTTCAATATACATATTATTCTTGAGAGGCATTCCACAATCAGGATGAAGTCTCCACATAGGCGAGAGTATTTGTTTCAAATCTGTTTGATCATTCCACATTGTAATTGGACTTGGTGAACGATCATAACTACATTTCATTCGCTCACGATTCATGAACGCATCAGAAATGGTATTATAAGTTGCACTAAAATTTAAAATTCCTATTCCCCATTCTGGAAAGTTGCCCACGTAATCTTCATACTTTTCATGGACTGTTTTACACTTTTCTTTTGGGAAAATATTATCTTTTAGATTGAGATTGCACAATTTATAAAAATCCTGCCGGACTTCGTGCATATCAAATTCCCTGAATGGGAATTTAGGATGGTGTTTTTCAAAGAAATGAATCATGGTATCGATCATGACTTTCGCCCGTTTGGACATGGGCAAAGAAGGGTCTGGATCGATATATTTTGTATTTAAATTCTGCCAAGTGAATAAATCGAATACTGGCAACCCAAATTCATTTGTATTATCTTCATAAATTTTTAATAATTCTTCGTTCATTTAAACTTTCTGTTAAGAACATCTAGGACAACGGCATCCTTGTAGGCCATTATGTCTCAATTTGCTAATGATAAATCTTGAACGATAAAAAACATCATGCCTGTCAAAAATATCTAAAGCATTAAAATCATCTACTGCACTATCTATAACATGATTTGTCTTAGTTGACAAACCAGAATGTTCTAAATGTCTGATAACGTTATTAAAAAAATCTTTCAAAGTCATATTATTTAAACTCACAATCTACCATCATCTCTGTGAGACAGGCGACTAGGTTAATTTCTTGGTCTGCAACAAACGCAGACTTGTATTGATATTCTGCAATGATAAGAACAGCTTGGGGGATTGAAGTATCTTTAAGATGTTCATGTATTCCATCATAAATCTTTCTAAAAATCTTTACTGGATCATTGTCAATATTTTGTGTAACCCATTTACGAACTTCTGAAAAATGTTTTTCCCTCAATGCTTTCATTAATTCAAGGAGATTGATTTCACCAATCTGTGCCAAAATACCGGCATCAATAATTCCACCTGCTGCATATCTCTGAAGTTCATTTATTACTCTCCTCATATCTGGAAAGTGTTTCAAAACTAATTCAACAAGAACCTTTTCATCAAACTTGATTCCCTTCGCTGTCAAAATCTCTTTAACTCTCACCAAACATTCTTGTCCAAGTTTCGGTTTCTCTGATCTTGGAATTACAAATTCTACTACAGAGCAACGACTATGGATAGGATCAATGATCCGATTACGAAAATTACAAGTAAAGATAAAACTAACATTGGCGCTAAATTTTTCAATGAACCCCCTTAGTGCGGGTTGAACCGATTCAGCATTCATGTAATCTGCTTCATCGACTATAACAACTTTTCTTCCACCTTGCATAGAAACTGATCTGCAATATTTTTTAAGACGTGTTCTAACAGTATCTATATTCCTTCCCTCATTAGAGCCGTTAATCATCAAATTATCTACTCCAATTTCATCACACATTGCTTTAGCAACAGTAGTCTTACCCACTCCAGCTGGTCCGGATAAAAGAAGATTTGGAATTTTACCATCTTCTACAAATCCCTGAAATACTTCTTTAGTCTGTGACGGGAGAATACAATCCGCCACCCTTTTAGGGCGGAATTCCTCTACCCATAAAAAGTTATCCATTTTTATCCGTTGTAGTTAGAATTTTGTTCTGTTGCAATCCAATATTGCAATTTGGAATGTTCGTGCGAGAAATGTGCGATTCCTTTAGAAGAAATTCCTACATCATAACTTCCACTCAAAAGTTTCATATTTTCAATCTTAAATACCATTTGAAATTCTTTGTCTGTAGTTCCTACTTCTCTACGAAAATCATCAGAAGAATCATTATTAGTATCTGTTGAAACTAAAAATATTTTACTTCCATCACCATGTACAACTAACTCTGGTAATGCCAATACTTGTGCCGCTTTAATACAGGCATCATAAGTATCTTTTGATAGTTTGAATTTGATTTCTGGATCTGGAAAATCTAAAGTCTTATCTGGAGGTAAAACTAACATAGAAGGATCACCATAAACATAATTAAGTTCTGATCCATTACCATTAATTGTCAGATGCTTTTCACCAACTGTTAATGCCGGCTTATCAAAAAGACTAAGTGCCCCTAACAATTTATTAAGATCATAGATAGCAAAGGTATTTGGAATATCTTCACTAATTTCGGCTGTTGTTAGAATATTTTTTTGTGGGGAAATTGTTGATAGTGAATGACCCTGTTTGAACTGTATGTTCTGATTTATTGCTGCGTAGTTTTTGAGTATCGCGGTTGTTTCGGCTGTTAATTTCATCGTATTCCTTGTATGATTAGTATTAATTGTATATCTTTATTATAACATATATTGTTGATTTGTCAAGTTATCCTTCAGGAGTTGTAAGGTTAACTTTCTTTCCTTTCTTTTTTTCGACCCGTTCTGATTTCCTCCTTTCTTGTCTTGATTGTTTTCGTTCTTCTGCTTTTGGTCTATTGTCTATATCTACTCCATGAGAAGCATATTCTAATCTTCCCAAATCTTTTAGTGTACCATTGAAAACATAAGTACCAACATGATTCACTTCCATCCAGGGACACAACCAAGTTGTAAATCCTATTTTTCTTGCCCATTGGCAAAACATATAATCTTCAGACAAATAACGATCTGAACCACCTGCACCTTTTCCTGCATATAATTCATTATCAATCACCGTATCAAAAAAGGCATGAATGTATCGTTTACCATCGAAATGCTCTGAACGATTATGGTCTGGTTTGTAGGAAAATTGAGGATACTCATCTCTGAATTTTTCAAAAACTTCTCGCCGGATCATTACGAATCCAGTACCCACTTCTAATACTTCAGTTGGTTCATCAATTTTAATTTGAGTTGTTCCTGCAACTGGATTAAATACAAAATCACCTGTAAATTTTTCTAGTTCATTAGGATTTTCATCACCTAATCCAGCATCTACTGCGTTACGAACCTTCTCCCAAGCAATACATTTTTTGGGATAGGGGGCACCAATAATAGGTTTATCTTCAGTACAAAGAGAAGCAATTGCTAATACATCTTGTGGATTAAAGTTAATGTCCGAATCGATGAACATCAGGTGGGTATAAGGACTTCGCAGGAATTCATCAACCAAATAATTTCGTGCCCTTGTAATTAAACTTTCATTAAAAAGATAAAAGAACTTTACATCCATTCCATACTTGGTGGCGGTTGTTGCCAAATCACAAGATGCTTTAGTATACATTCCATGACATTGCCCGCCGTACATTGGCGTACCAACAAATATTTTCTTTTCTCTCAGTTCACTAATGTTAATATTAATTTCCAAATCAAACTCCTATAATATGTTAATTATGTAAATGTTGGGTAGAGCCTAGACTATCCTATACTCAACCGTGGCACGTACCGTTGGTCTTTTTGTATAAGCCTCTTAACTTCATCTAGGTTGAGCTCTTACTCGCACTCAGTTCAAAGTTCGTCCCCTTGATCCTGGCTTTAGAGTCTTTTGCCCAACAAAACTTCTATGAATATTTATGTAAAAGAAATAACCATGCGATTGTCCTTGTACTTCGATATCTAGAATCTTAGGCCTGCGAACTTCTCACGAATCGTCATCGCCACCCTAGTGTATGCGGATCTCGCAACTTTTGCCGCACATCCGCAACTCTCGCACATAACATTC